TGCTACAGCAATACATCTAACGCCAAAAAGAAAAAAAAGCAAAATAAATGGTTTTAGTATTAATGCTAATGAAAATGAAATTTGTTCGTTAGTCATGATTTGATTGTAAAGGATAAAAATGTCACGTAATGGAAGCGGAGTCTACAGTCTACCAGTGAATAGCTGGAACCCTGCAATCAACGGGGTTTCTGCAACGGCGGCAGACTGGCAAAACCTGGCTAATGACATAGCGGCAGCGCTTACGCAGTCGCTATCGTCTGACGGCCAAACGCCGGTCACTGGAAACCTGCCCATGACCGGGAACAAACTGACCGGCCTCGGTGCTGGTTCTGCCACCGGCGATTCTGTACGCTGGGAACAATTATTCAGCCAAGGAACGCCCCTAAACTTGGTAAGCGCGGCGACTACGGACATAGGCGCTCAGAACTCGGTATTTCTGAACATAACCGGCACAACGACAATAACGAGCTTTGGCACGAACTACAACGGACCTCGATACTTGCGTTTTGACAGTGCGCTTACGCTGACCCATAACGCTACTACGCTGATACTGCCCGGCGCGGCTAACATCACCACAACAGCAGGTGATAGCGCTATTGTCGTGCCAAGTGGCAGCCCAGCTAATGGATGGAGGTTGTTTTATTTTCCAGCAGTTGGCGCTTACAACTCAACCCAGAACGGCCAACTCGCCGGAATGCGCAACAAGATCATCAACGGCAAGATGGACGTTGCCCAGCGGGGGACGAGTTTTGTTGGGATAAGCGCTGGACAGTACACGCTTGACCGCTTTGCAGCCGGGGTCAGTGGTGGCGGGGCTGTGACTGTTACACAACAGGCAGATGCGCCAAGTGACAACGAATTTCAAAACAGCTTGCGTTATGCGGTTAATACGGCGGACACATCTATTGCTGCCGGTGATTTTGGGCGTATTTCACAAAGCATAGAAGGCTACAACGTCAAAGACTTAATCGGCAAGACGTTCACGCTGTCGTTTTGGGTGCGCTCAAGCAAAACTGGCACGCATTGCATTGGTTTTACAAATAACGGCGCTGATAGATCGTATGTGCTTGAGTACACAGTAAGCGCAGCGAACACATGGGAAAAAAAGTCCGTCACGGTTACTGGCGGTCTAATTACAGCCGGTACTTGGGATTGGACAAATAACGTAGGGGTCCGTGTTAGTTGGTGCACTGCATCTGGTTCCACCTACCAGACCACCGCTGGCTCTTGGCAGACCGGCAATTTCTTCGCCACCGCCAACCAAGTCAACTGCCTTGACACCATCGGCAACATCTTCGCCATCACCGGCGTCCAGCTTGAAGTGGGCTCGGTTGCAACGCCGTTTGAACATCGGCCTTATGCGACGGAGTTGGCGCTGTGCAAACGATACTACGAAACCGCGCCATGGAACCAAAGCTCTGGTAGTGCGGCGAATAGGCCGTTTTATCAATGTACTCTTTATTTCCAAGTTGAAAAGCGCGGAACCCCAACAATGTCAACGCCTGGCGGCGGCACGTTTAATACCGCCGCTGGGGCATCATCCCCAACATACGCAAACATAGGCTTAAATTCATTTCGCATTGAGCCAAGTAACGCGAACGTGTGGGATTCGGTTTCACTTAACTGGGCAGCGTCAGCGGAGCTATAAATGTACAAACTTACCAACACCAATACCGTTATCCGCCTAGCCGACAACGCCTTCATTCCACCAGACCCGGCAAACACTGATTACGCGGCTTACCTTGCGTGGCTTGCCGAAGGCAACACGCCAGAACCCGCTGATCCGCCACCGCCCCCTGACCCCAAGTTAGTAGGCATTGAGTTTGAAGGTGTCATGTGCAGCGCAACCCGCGAAGATCAAAACGGTCTTGTTGCTGTGCTGACTGCTTATCAATTGCAGGGCGCAGCATTTCAGCCAACTCGCTTTGAGTTTGCTAATGGAAATTCGCTTGTAATCAATAAAACCAACATACAGGCATTTATTTCTGTTTGGATGCCATTTAGACAATCTTTCTTTTTGCCGTCATGAGCGACGCCATTATTTTCGTTTGTTTGCTGCTTGCCGTTGTTTTTGGCTACATAGCGTATAAGCTACCCATTTCACAATGGCGCGAGTATTTCAGCACCAGAACTGGAAAAGGTATTCTAAAAGGCATTATCCTAGCTCCTCTGGCAATTATTGTCATTGCTTTAGTTATGTCATTATTTAATACTGTAAGCGCACAAGGACGTTGGTTTACCGAGGCAGGTGTGTTTATAGGCTTAGACAGTACGCTCAAGCAGTCGCCTCAATGCCACGTTAATGCAGTTGATAATCGCGGCACTAGCAATTTAGGCGCGTTCGTGAATATTTGGCAATCACAAAGCGACAGATTACAAGTAAACTTCAAATATACGCACCATAGCTGCGCTTTGGGTGATGATCGTAACGCTTATGATGCCTTTGGGCTTGAACTTCGCTGGGTACTTTGGAAACGATAATGGAACAGATTCAGCCGCCGCAAAAAATGACAATACGTTATGAAGTGCCTATAACGTGGCTTATTGGCGGTTTTGGCATTGTCGCGTCGTCATTGTTTTATGCAGGCTGGCAAGCTGCCGACCTGAAAACGCAACTAGAAAGCGCGGTTCGTTTGGGCAAGGAAGTGATGCAAAAACAAGACGCCATGACTAAAGATTTGATGGAATTGAAAGTCAAAGACCAGCTTTTCGATGCTAAGATCAGCCAGATCGAGCAACGGCTAAACAAGGTGGACAAATGACATACCTTATCGCGTTTTTTGTAATGGCTAATGGCACAATAACTCAACCCATCACCACGGTTCACGGTTCGCAGCAAACGTGTGAGCTGGCAAAGGCTAAATTGCTGAAAGATATGCCGAAAGAATACCGTTTGGTTTCTTCCTGCATAGACAGATGATTGTCACGCTAAAGCGCGGAAACAGCACAGACCAAGGCACGTTTGGCAAATTATATTTCGGCGGGAACGTATTGCACACAGTCGAATTGCCTTGGCGCGACAATGCACGCCGAGTGAGTTGCATACCGGCCGGAACGTATCAATGCGCTTTAGTGAATAGCCCAAAATTCAAAAAAGTGTACGGGGTGAAAAACGTGCCTGGCAGAAGCCACATACTTATACATGCCGCAAACCTTGCCGGTGATGTGAATAAGGGGTGGATAACTCAGCTGCATGGCTGCATTGCGCCAGCGGAAAGACTTGGCTCGATTAAGATACCGAGCGGTAAAATGCAGGCGGCTGGACTTGTTTCTCGCCCTGCGCTTAGAAAACTAATGAATTGGGCTGATGGAAAGCCTTTTATTTTGGAGGTGATATGTTAAGCGCGATTTTAGCCATTCTCGGCTCAAGCACGGTGGGCAGTTTAATCGGGGGCATTTTTGCTTTTTTGAACAAAAAGGCAGATATTGATATTAGGCGGCTTGACCAAGCCCACGAGTTAGAGTTGAGAAAAGAAGATAGAGAGTTGGCCAAGATTGAGGCCAAGGGGCGGTTACAAGTCGCGGTAGCGGAATCTGAGGGCGACATAGAATCAGCCCGGATGACTGCAATCGGTCAAGCGCATACAGCCGATAACCTGGGCGCAGAAGAAATAAAAAGCGCCGGAAGCTGGGCGTGGTTGTTGATACTGACGGACGCTTTCAGGCGCTTGATACGCCCTGTTCTGACGTTGTTGCTTGTTAGCATGGCTTTATACTTGAACTGGCTACTTGTCGAGCGCCTCGGCACCGGCTGGGACGCTTTCAGCAACGAGCAGAAATACGACGCTGCCATGCAAGCGTTTGCCTGGATAACTGGGCAGGCTTCGGCGGTTTTGGGCTACTGGTTCGTGAGCCGGGGTCAGTCAAAATAATCTCTCCGTGCCGTAACTTTGCCCGGCTTAGTGCCGGGTTTTTTTTTGCTTGCATTTTGTTTTATTGTGTGTATAATTATATTCATTGACAGGAGAAAAAACGATGAGATATACAAACAGCATTGCAGACGTGCGCAGCGAGGTGGCTGGAATTCCTTGCATCGTGGCCGTTACTTATTATGACTGCGGCCATGACGACGGCGGCAGGTTTTTGTCGAATATTGACTGGGTGTTGTGTGATCGCAAAGGTTACAAAGCCGCTTGGCTTGAAAAAAAATTAACTGTTAAAGAAGAAAGCCGTATTAACGATGAAGTGATTGACTATATGGAGCGTTCAAATGAATGTTTTTAAGGTGGTAATTCACAAAGATGAGCGTATTGACGTTGTTGGCTTTGGAAATTACAGCATTGAAGCGCTGGCAAATGTTATTTTGAATGGTAGCGCGGGAACTAGCTACGAATATTTGACAGACTGCTTGGCAGAGGAAATTGAAAAATTGGAGCGCAAAAATGTGTAAATTTATTATTGATTTTTTGACATGGGGTATTGCTGCTATTTTTTTTGCAGTCCTTTTAATTATGACTTTTTGGCTTAAGCCTGAAGATGTTGACGCAATTTTTAATTACTTAAACAAATTATGATTTTTGATAACGTAGTTTTAACTGATGCCGGAGAAAAAGCATGAATGGAACAATTAAAGATTTTTTTAAATTGTACTTTCCCGCCGATTTATTTAAAAAAGCGTGGAGTAATGCCGTAGCATTTTTTTGCCCATGCAACAAAAAAGCAGAAATACATGCGCTGGAATCAACTATTAATTATTTAGAAAAACGGCAAAGAATAATTCACGCTCAATTAATTATTTTAAATTTGGAGTTGGGCAGAAAAAAAACAATTGAAAAACTTGATTAATCTTAATATTTGTGTATAATAATAAATAGAGGTAAACATGACACAGCAGCAGCATTACGAAACAGTTCAACGAGAGGAGCAACACATGGAGCAGAAAGCGTCATTTGCATTTGTGCGCGCCCAGGCTGGATTTGGGGCAATATTAAAGACAAGCATTAACCCACATTTTAATTCAAGATTTGCTAAGTTAGACGCATGTATTGAGGCAGTTATTGACAGCCTGCACAAAAACGGACTGGCGTTGTTGCAGAAAACGCATGAATATGAAAAAGGCGTTGCTGTTGAAACGATATTGATGCACGAATCCGGCGAACAGATAAGCGGCGGTATTTTTGCTGTACCTGCCAACAAACAAGACCCGCAAGGCTACGGCTCGGCGCTTACTTACGCCCGGCGTTATTCGTTGATGGCAGTGTGCGGAATTGCGCCAGAGGATGATGACGGTAACGCTGCCAGCAAGCCCAAAAAACCGATGCAAATACCGGCTAACACTGCCGGACAGGATTACCTGGAAAAGTGCGGCGAACAGGAACGCGCCATGATTCTCAATTACGCCATGGAAATAGAAGGCGCTGATGACCATGGCGCTTTTGACGTGTACACCAAAGCTAAGGCCGAGCTGGACACCGACCAACAGGCGGCGTTATGGTCAAAAGTATCAAGCGCAAAACGGTCGGCAATTAAAAAGATTGGTCAAGCATTCCCGCCGGGATATATCAATACGCCATGATATTCAGGCTAGTACATAACTTGGCGCGTGAAAACGCTGTAAACGCTGTCAGGCAAGCGCCTGATGGCTGGGTGGTCAAGATTACAGAACCGACGCGAAACCTCGATCAAAACGCGCTTTTACACGCAGAATTGCACGAACTGGCACAGACTAAGCAATGGTGTGGCATGACGCTGGACGTTGAACAGTGGAAACGATTGATGACTAGCGCTTGGCTTCGGGCTACTGGACAAGGTGCGATTTATGTCCAGGCGCTTGACGGTCAGGGGATGGACGTGCTTTACAAGCGAACCAGCACAATGACTAAGGCAGAAATGTCAGAGTTAATTGAATACGTGAAAGCGTGGAAGGCTGAGAATGTACCGGAACAAGAAAATACTTGAAGCTTGCCGTAAGTTGCCCTGCCAGCATTGCGGGGCAGAGAATGGCACGATAGTGGCTGCACACTCTAACCAGCTTCGAGATGGAAAAGGGCGCGGAATTAAAGCGCACGATTACAGGGTGGCGGCATTGTGTTTTCGGTGTCACGCAGACATAGACCAAGGCAGCATTTTAAGCAAAGCAGAGCGCATGGAAATATGGGAGGAAGCGCATAGAAAGACCATAGGCCAACTTTTTGAGAAAGGAATGATAAATGTACACGCATGAAGGTATTTTGCAAAGGTTGCAGGAAAAAGTAAAAGTAAAACTTCGAGTAAATGGCCGTTTATGGGTTGACCAAAAAGGCAGGAAGTTTTCACGTGAAACAGGAAAAAGGCCGCTGGATTCAACGGCGGGAATTAGATTGCTACTTGATACTATTAAGGAAACAGCATGAAAAAGTTACTTGCAATTTTGCTTTTGGCTTCATCATCGGCGCACGGTATAACTGGCAATGAGCTTTTGGCCTCACTGGAAGCCAAAGAGCCTGGCTTGCAGCTTTACGGAATAGGTTTTGTGACGGCCATTGCAGACATTACGCGCAACACGTTGCAATGCTCGCCAGCAGTATCAACTTACGGTCAGGCCAAGGATGTAGTGATTAAGTACATGAAAGAAAACCCGGAAACGCGTCATGCTGAGGCATTTTACATAGTGGCCGACGCGCTTCGTAAAACTTGGCCGTGTAAAGGTGATTTATGAAACTTCCTTATGATTATGCCAGATGCAGCGCTAAAAAATGTGCGCAAAAAGAAGAATGCTTGCGTTTCACATCGCCTGGCAGGCCTATCGGTCATCAAGTGTATTCTGATTTTGAGGCTTTTTTAATTCCCGACAAAAAATGTGATTTTTTTATAGGTGAAGAAAATGCGAGCGAGAAAAAACGACCCGGAAACAAGTAAATCGGCGGCTGAGTCTATTGAAAAAATAGCGCGCTTGCATTATCGCGCGATATTGTTGGCTTTGTCTGAAATGAAAGACGGAACCGCTGACGAAATAGCCGATAATTGCTGGCTAGACAAGTATCAGATTTGCCGACGGCTGCCAGAAATTCCTAACTATGTTCGATTAACGACCGAAGTTAGGCCGACCAAAACCGGGAGAAACGCGAGAGTGTGGGCGATAACTAAATCTGGGCTTGCTTTTTTATCTAATTGCAATAAAATCAGGTAACGCCGTGAGAAGCGTAAAAATGGCTGGCATTGAAAGCTGTCTTCATTAGCGACTGGCTCAAGATGCCGTTTTTTCACTGAAAAGTGCGCCAGCCCGGTAATTCTCACCTTGGGCTGGTCACTAATGAGGACAGTATGAGTACGAAGATCATGGCCTTGGTCTGGCCGCTTCAAATGCCGCTGCTGGCAAAAT